GGAACAATAACTCCCGACATACCTTATCCTAAAGTCCGGGTGGAGTGGATCGACTGCGTGAGCGACTCGGGCTGGGCTACTGAGAAAGAGTTTGATAAGATGAAATTTGCAAGGCCTGTCAATGAAGGTTGGTTGTATTCTAAAGATAAAAACTCTGTAAAACTATTTGCTTCATACGACAGAGAAGATGACGGTAGTTTTAGTTTTGGGGATCGGACGATGATTCCTCGGGCTTGGGTAAAGAAGATTCAGAAGTTGTAGATGGAGTCACATTTATTAGTTGCCCGTAGTCGTCTAAAATCTGTTTCATCTTTGCTTCTAATTCTTGTTCTGACAAGTCTTCTAGTTTCCCAGTTTTTATTATTTTTCTGTCTATGTATAGTCCTGCTGCCTTGCCTCTGTTGGCTTCAGCATTTACAGCAGAAGAGAAAGACCCTTTCTTCAACGCTGCCTCACGAAGTCTAGCAAGTTCAGCTATATGTCCTTCGTAGGTGACCTCATGTTTTTTTAATCTTTCTTCTCTCAGTTCTCCCATATACTTTACAACAAGTGGAGATAATTTTGGGTTTGTTAGTTCTGATCCTTCCTGTCTAGCTCTCTTTGGACTGTACCCTGCTTTCGTTGCAGCCTCTGTTTTAGTCATAGGCCCATTTTCATCACCGAATACATAAAATTCAGCAAATCTCATTTGCATTTCTGTAAGTCTTTTTGGTAACCCCATGATTGACAATTTAAGGTAACTGTCCTATAAAGTCAATAATGTTTGTTAAACATCTACAGGAATACTTAGATCAATTTACTAATGGCAAGAAAGGTAATGCAATTTCTAATGCTACTATCTACATGCATGTTGGTGGACATCTTGAAGAGATCAGAAGAATTGAAGTGCAAGAGTCAAATATAATTGGACAACAATCTATTCGTGTAGTATTAAAACCTGCGGACAACAAGATAATTATCGCTCCTAATAACCCGGAATAGAAAGCACTAGTTACCTTGAAACCAGAGCGAAAATTATATGCAAAAATTAAAAAATCTATACCTAAAATATCTTGGATTAGACTTGAAAATAATAGCTTACTTGGCACTCCCGATCTATTGGGCTATAATACTTTTGGCCACTTTTTCACAGTAGAGTTAAAAGTTACGAAGAGTAACAAGGTACGACTTTCACCACATCAAATTAGCTTCCATGTGAAGCATCCACAGAATAGTTTTATCATGGTCCAGCACCTCGGTTCAGGGTGCGTGAAACTTTTTCCAGGTTCAGGGATCTTGGCGCTTGAAGCTTGCGGCTTGAAGCTTGAGGCCTTAGCCACCGGGCTTGATGCTTGTGGCTTGTGGCTTGAGTCGCTTGGAGCTTGAGGCTTGTGGCTTGTTGCTTGGCGCTTGAGGCTTGGGGCCCGGATCAGGGCGCACGCTACCATTACACCCGTCGGCTAAAGTTAAGCTAATGGCCTGATCCGTTGCGGAATCTACACTGCCTGAAATGGGCCTTACGTGTGGATCCCTATTGCGCGCTAGCTTGCGCAAATTCTTATAATAATTTGGATGTCTAAACATTTTAATGTGCTTTGTAAGATATATTTTTTATTTCAGGATTCCAGCACATTCGACAATCTTTGCATTCGTTGTCTTGCTTTGAAGCTGGGCAGTTAAAATCTTTACCTGTGACTACGCTCGAGCTGTTGGGCCACGAAGAGTGCGCCCGCTGGTTCACCATGGGCGCACTGAATCGTATGACTAAATTGTTTGGCTTATGCTGTAAATGCTTTTTGATCCAAGCTTCTCGAGTCGGTAACCAATGACGCTTAGAAGGTGTTAGCTCGCACACTTCGAAGATCTTCATCAAGTGGTCCAGATCTTGGACGTCCCCGCTGTCATGCCATCGAAATACATCCGGCTTTTTTGAATTAATTAAATGCGCCATTGCATCAACCCAGCTCGGGTTTTTAATAGCTGCCAGCCTTCTGTATTGTGCATCTTGCACAACCTTAAAAACATAACAACCTTTTAGAGCGTAGCAGTCATAACAGACTGAGCCCGGCACCTTCTGAAGCTTGCCGCCTGTCTTGCACTCTTTGGCAGGTAAACCTATCGACCAGCCCGGCATCTTTGAAGGCTTCGACAGGCTGCCTCCGATAATTTTTAATGCTTCTTTCGTATTCATAAATCCTTTATAATCCTTTATTCTTTTTTGTCAAGCTTGAAGCTTGAGGCTTGCTGCTTGTGGCTTGTTGCTTCAGGCTGTTAAAAAATTTCCTGCAGCTCTTTAAATAGCTGGCCGGCAATGTGCCATGGTCCTGTGTGAACCATGGCAGCAAATCATTATGTTTAATTTTCTTCATTTAATTTCTTCATTCGCTCCTGGTCTTCTTTCACCAGTCGAAGCGTTTCTTCTAATGCTGCCGCTATTCTTTCCAGCACAACATTTGTGTATTTTAAATTGTCTCTATCCATAATTACTCCTTTCTAAATGCATCCTATAATATCCTTTACCAGCTGTCAAGCTTGAAGCTTGACGCTTGCAGCTTCAGGGTCCACGCACAATGCGCGGCCCATCCCAGCTGGATCAGTAGCCCCTCTTCGTTCCGGTAAAGGATCGATGGTTTAGGCCAGCCGAGTGCATTTAAGCCACTGATCCCAGGTCCATCAACGTAGCCACGGATTTCTCTCGGGTATCAATGGACCAGGGATCAGTTCTAGCTGTGCGTGTGTTTGGATCTCTTTCAATCTACTTTACACCACAACCAGAAGTTGTCCCGATTAATCACCTTTTTAAACGTTAGTCCGATCTGTCGTTTTTAAGTATCTGAATAATACACCATTTAAAAATTAGTTAAATCTAAATGCAATATAATCCTTGACAATCCTATTGTCAAGTGATAATTTTAAATTATGCAAACAAATAACAGAAAGGCATATATGACTACAAAAAAGATAACACTTAACGCAGAAAAGCGAAAAGTGATTGCAGATCAATTTCAATCTTTTTACGAAGATAAAGTAAAAGACAAATTGATACAAGCAAAAGAACAATACGATCTTATGCGTGAAAAAGCAAAAGAGAAAATCAATCAAGTTGTAAGGTATCATCAACCACAAGAAGATGTTGATACAATCAGATCAATGATTAAAAAATATAATTCGGCAGGTGGCGATTTATACAATGATAATTGTTTCTATGTTCAACACCCAATTACTAAAATTGATAGTGAGGGTAGAGAGCAAATAGACAATCAAGAAATCAATGTTAGATTTGACATGGGTAGAAATTTTGCAAGAGCATATTATCGTGATGAGTTGAAAGCAAAAGGATTAAATCCTGACTTTCAATTATCAATTAATGATGACTACTCAAAAAGAAATCCAAAGTATTATAATGATGAGAGTGCAGTAAATAAATATTTGGGTTTTAGTACATCTTCAAATGATGACAAGTCCATAATTACACCAGTTGCAAAGTGGGAAAATGATTTTAAACTTTGGGTAATTGGAACATCTTATTGTCATTCAAGAAATTTTAAAGTTGATGAGAACACTTTAGAATTTTTTAAGATGTATGTTTCAAGTGCTGACAATGTAATCAAAGAACATCAACAATTATACTCTTATGTTGAGGGCAAAATGCAGAAAGTAAGATTAGGTTTAAAATCTTATAGAACATTTGACCAAGCAAAAGCACTTGCAGATAAAGTTGGCGTTGTTTTAAATGAAACAATGTTAAATGAAAGTTCTAGTTTGGCATTGTCAATTTATAGTCCAGAAAATCTGGCTAGTCTTTTGGAAGATAAAGAGGTCTTAACTAGAGATCAAAAAATCGCTATTGCAAGACAACAAATGGCACAAAATAGTTTAAATTAACTATTGACAATTATGGGACTATCCTATAGGGTAGTCCCCAGAAAGGATAATTAAATATGACTAAAACATTTTATATAACTTACTACTCAAACAAAGATAAAAAGCACATTACAAGACAAGGCAAACATGATGATAAATCTAGATATGGAACATCTAAAAAAGGTGTTGCGTATTATGTTTATTATGATTTAGACGCTCATGGATATAGAACGGCTACTACAAGTTGGAAAGTGAGGCACTAATGTTGTTAGATTTATTATTAATAGTTGGTGGCTCTTTACTTTGCTACATAATTTTGTGGAGTAGAGTATGAGTGATTATAATTGGTGTCATGGTCCAAAGTGCCATACAAAACATACTGTTGACAGAGTACGAGGTGTTAAAGGTTCAAAGGTTTTAAGAACCAGAAAGATTGCAGAAAATAATTGGAACAGGAATAATTGTTGGTCCCATTTTTGTAGTCAAGGTTGTTATACTGATTTTCTTTATGCACATTGGGAAGAATTTATTAACTTACATCCAAGGACCGAGTGCCTTGAAACACCAATCGAGGACCCAAAGAAAACTAAACCATATGAAAATTGTAGTTGGTATAATTGGGAAATAAAAGAGGTTGACAATAACTCTAATCCATGAGAATATAGGATATGACAAATACAGAAATAAACACAAAAGCATCTGAGTTTAAAATCATTGAAGATAAAAAAGATGAGCCAAAATACAAAGAGGTTTCAAAGTTTGTAGGTGGCATGGTTGAGTGTATTACTTTTCCAAATGGTGATCTTTTATTAATCAATGAAGAAGGCAAGTTAATGAACTTACCTTATAATCCAGAAGCTTCAGCATTGTGGAAAGCAACATTTGACAACGACAACTACGTTACAGGTCGTAAAGACTTTGTTGTTGGTCCTGCAATGCTAATAAAAAAACAAGCCTTAAATTATTGGGCTAACTAACTCCTTGCCCCTGGCGCTAACGCGCCAGGGGTCCCAAATAAAATACAATAATCAATTATAAGTTGTACCCAGCCCCCCCTTTTTGCAAAAAGGGGTCCCACTACTCTAGGTTGTATTGCTTGATTTACAGAGTTATAGCTGGTAAAAACATTTTGAACACTTTAAACAAGTGCAAAAAATTTTTTAAAAAATTTTTATGGAATTGAATAATATAGACATAAGTAAACTACCTGCAGACGTTAGAAAAACTTTTAAAAAACTTCAGGTGATGCATGCAGAAAAAAAGATACAGAATAAAGCTAAAAATGATTTTTTATCTTTTGTTAAATGTATGTGGCCCGATTTTATAGAGGGCTCCCATCACAGGCACATTGCAGAAAAATTTAATAAATTGGCTACAGGCGAGATAACTCGTCTAATAGTTAATATGCCCCCGAGACACACTAAGTCGGAGTTTGCCTCATACTTACTTCCGGCTTGGATGGTGGGCCGTGATCCAAAGCTCAAGATTATACAAGCAACGCACACTGGTGAACTAGCCGTAAGGTTTGGTCGAAAAGCCAAGAACCTGATTGATAGTGAGGACTACGGCAAAATATTTAAGACAAGATTACAAGAGGACAGTAAAGCAGCTGGACGTTGGGAGACTGCACAGGGCGGCGAATACTTTGCAGCCGGTGTGGGTGGTGCGATTACAGGACGTGGTGCAGATCTTCTAATTATAGATGATCCACATTCTGAGCAAGATGCACTATCACCCACGGCTCTTGAATCAGCATACGAATGGTATACGTCAGGTCCGCGTCAGCGTTTGCAGCCTGGTGGTAAAATTGTTTTAGTAATGACAAGATGGTCTAACAAAGATCTGACAGCAAAACTAATTAATAATCAGAAAGAGGTCAAGGCAGATCAATGGCACGTGGTCGAGTTTCCAGCAATCATGGACCATGGATCAAAGAACCAAAAACCTGTGTGGCCTGAATATTGGAAATTAGATGAGCTTGAGAAGGTACAAGCAACACTGCCCACGGGCAAATGGAATGCACAATGGATGCAGAACCCGACAGCAGAGGAGGGTGCCATATTAAAACGTGAGTGGTGGATGAAATATACCGATGAGAATATTCCACAGCTACAGCACGTGATACAATCTTACGACACAGCTTTTTTAAAAAAAGAAACAGCAGACTACTCAGCTATCACCACATGGGGTATATTCTATCCAAACGAGGATAGTCCAGCCTGTCTGATATTGTTAGATGCGATCAAAGGGCGTTACGAGTTTCCAGAACTTAGACGTCTTGCATTAGAACAATACGAGTATTGGAAACCTGAAACAGTTATAATTGAAGCAAAAGCATCTGGTTTACCATTAACGTACGAGCTTAGACAGATGGATATACCGGTGGTAAATTTTAGTCCATCAAAGGGAAATGATAAGCACGCACGTGTAAATGCGGTTGCACCTTTATTTGAATCTGGTATGATATACGCGCCTGAGCAGAAATTCGCAGACGACGTTATCGAAGAGTGTGCTGCGTTTCCTTATGGTGATCATGATGACCTGGTCGATTCAACAACACAGGCAATCATGCGATTCAGACAGGGCGGTCTGATCGGACACCCTGAAGATTATGTCGATGAAAAAATCGGCCAACGTAAAAGGAACTATTATTAATGTTAAAAGCACTTAGAGAATTCATAGTAAGATTGTTATTGAGAGATTCACCTAAAGGTGTGATGACAACTCTACCTAATAAAGATCTTGTAGATCTAAATGTGCAAAAGACAGCAGAGTTTTTGATGCGTAATGGTGTTGATCCAAACTCACTAAAGAATGCTAATCAGGTAGAAAATGCTATCAACATGATAGAGAACAGATCAAACGTGCAACAAGGAATTAAATCTACACAAACTGCAAAAGTGTTTGACATGGAAGGTAAAGAGATACCAAAAGGATCTAAGATTATGGGAGGTAAAGCAATTGACGACGATCTACCACCACCAGGTAGCCGTGGTGGCAAAGATGATATTGCAGCGCCAGTGCAGTCTTCAGAAGAAACTATAAAAAATATGATTGAGGCAGAGAACAAAAAGAATATTGCTAAGATGAGAAATAGAAAAATGGTTAAGGATGCGATCGATAATATGTCACCAGGATTTGTAAAAGGAGATAGAAAATATAATGCGCAACTTGTTGCAGAAGATTTAGCAGATAAAAAATTTGGTAAAGAGTTTTATGATTTAGATCAAAGACAACAGATAGATCTTTATGATGAGGCACTTAAAGGATTATCAGAAGATTTTGCACAAGGTGGACGTGCAGGGTTTAAAATAGGTTCGATAGACAAGGCGCGTAGGGCATTTTTAAAAGCAGCGGCAGGAGTTACTGGAGGCATAGCTGCACTTAAAACAGGACTATTAAATATCGGTAAAGGTGCAGATACTGTTAAAAATCTTCCTCCAATAAAAACACCTGTAACAAAATTAGAAGGCACCACAACACAGATGCCAGAATGGTTTCCATCGTTTATAAATAAATTCAGAGACGAGGGAAAAGCAAAGGATGTATTTAAAACAAAAAAAGTAGAGGTCAGTAAGGCAGAATATGATCAAGCATTTAAAGAAGGCAAAGGTGAAAGATATTTTTCTGATGTTGCTAGAACTCCAGAGTACAAAGCAAACAATCCTGATCATATGGATTATTATAAAAGAGTAGATACTGATGAGAGAATATACACAACATATACAAATGATAAAGTTCCTGGTGTGCGGGTTGATGATATGGATGGTAATGTTGATGTGATGTTTGAAAATGATTACTCTCAACCGGTATCACTTAATTACACTGCACCAGGTAAAAAAGGACCTGAGACAGGAAGAGCTGATATTTTTGTTCAAGGTGAGGCAAAATTAGAACCAAAACCAAAAGGAGAATTTGTTGCTAACGACGTAGAAGTATACGCAACAGATCCTGATGGAGGTTCTGAGGCAGTGGATGTTATAGCTGATACAGTCGATGATATGTTAGAAGGCAAGACTCGTCAGATGGAAGAATACGTAACTGGTAAAAAAACAAAATTATCTAAAGGCGAGGGTAGAGTTATTGAGGCTGAAATCAGAGCAGAGCAAGCAGCAGATGCAGCCGCAGAAGCTGCAGCAGATGCAGCTGATGAATTTTCATCAGGTGGTATCGCTAGAATGTTAGGTGAGTAATGAAAAACTTATTAGCCACTATTGATTTGTATGATGACGATACACCAGGCATGGCTGATGGTGGACGTATCGGGTTTGATAATGGTGGTAAGACATTCGTTGAACAAGCAAAGGAACTAGGTATTACTAAAAGTGCTTTTAGAAAACCATATGCGCCTGAGATAGAAAAAAGAATAATAGAACTTGCAAATAATGATAAGTTAGGTGCAGAGGCTATTGCTAATAAATTAACAAAAGAATTTGAAGGCAATTTTTCTACATCACCGGTTGGTAAAAGAATAGCTGCATTAAGAAAAGAAGGGAAAATAAAAAACATTCCAGTTAAAGAAAGAGCAGCGTCTATCGCTATGAGAGGTGATATTTACGGTCAAGCGCCAGGAGAAAAATATTTAAAAATACGAGAGATAAGAGACGTAGATAGAACAGCAGTAGATAAATCAACTGGTAAATTATTATATAACATACCAGAAAAAGCAAAATTTAAAATAAACTTTGGCAACACAGCTGCATTACAACCAAATGTAATATCAAACATACCTGAAAAATTTATAGGTGTTCAATATTTTACAACTAAAAAAGCTGCAGAGAAAGCTTTGGCTGAAAGAAAAAAATTAAAATTAGTAGGAGATGATCCTGATCCAATAAGAAAAAAAGCAAATAAAAAAAAATACGATCTTATAAAAGAAGTGTCCGATAATAATATTGAAAAAATTTTAGCAGGTTTTAAAAAAGGTGAACCTTTAGAACAGGCTCACCGTTTGAGTTTAGATCAAGTTAAAAAAACAGGTCAGTTATATAATGTCATGGATCTAGGATTAGATTTTGATAGTCCTGAGATTGTGCAAATAAACAATGAGGCTGTCAAACCTTTTGAGAATAAGTTAAAACAATTATATGCAGAACAGAATAAACTTTATAAACAAGCTAAAGATTTAAAAGTAATACCTCAAGATCTACGAAAACAAATAGAATTTAATAATAGAAAAATATCTACTGTAGTTGATCTAGCAGGTGGGAGAGTACAAGGTCTTCAATTAGATGAGTTTAATTTAAAACCAAAAGTATATGGTAGAAACTATGCAAATGTTTTAGGTTTTGGTTTATATGATAAACCTGTAAAACAATTAACAAAGGAAGATAGAGCAGCAATAGGTGCTATAATGCAAGGTCAAGTTGACAACGAAAAAAGAACTGCAGGAAAAACAGCACAAAAATTATTTGCAAATGCACAATTACTAAATGATGTAGATGAACTAGCAGTTAAATCACCCCCTCTTAATCAAATAGAAAATTTTTTAAAAAATTTAGAAAATAAAAAATTTGGAAGAGTAGCTGATGTAGTAGTTAAAGCATCTCAAGAGGGTGGTTTGGGAGAAGTTATTCAAACAATTTGTAAAAGAAAAAAAGCTAAAAAAGGTGGTAGAATGTTTTTTGCTGAGGGCCCTGGTTGCCCTGCAGCTAAACAAGATCCAAAGGGATTTTTAAAAAGTGTGTCTGAAAATCCTAAACTCGCTAAATTTTTAAAATCTAGTTCAGGTACAAAAGCTATGAATATGGCTGCAAGAGTAACTGGTAATGTTTTAAATCCAACAACATTGATTGGTGGTGAGGTTGCTTTTGTTTTAGGAGACGGTTTAAATAATTTTGCTTCTGGTCTACCTTTAGATGAATCTTTTGACAGAGCGTTTGTATTTGGAGATTTTGGAAAGTTTGAAAAAAACTTAATGAATAAAGCAAGAGAGTTAGGGTATGATGACAATCAATTAAATCTTTTACAACAAACAATAAATATAAATAAATTAGATAATAGAAAAAGAAAATTAGAGTATGGATTAGAGGTTGGAAAACAAGATCCAAGTGGTTTAACTTCTGATGCAACAATGGGTTTTGAAAATCGTTTGGTTAACACGAATAAAAACTTAGATGACTCTGTTATTAATTACTTAGGCACTTTAAATAAAATGGGATTTGATAGCAACAAAGCAGCCGATCAAGATACAGGCTTTACATATCTAGACAATGTATTTAAAAAACGAACTCAAGATCAATTAGTAAAAGATTTTGAAGATAGAAAAAGACAAGTGGATCCAACAAAATCACCTGTTGGTGATTTTTTGAGTCCTGTTTTTGATTTAGAATCTTATACTCAACCTTTAAAATTTGCAGCTGATCTATTTAATCCTTTTACAAAAGATGTGCCTTTTTTATCTGAACGTCAACGAAAGGCAATAGAATTAAGAAGAGCGAGCGAGGAAGAATTAGATAAAATTAATAGAGAAAGAGGTTTTACGTTGGAGAATATACAACAAGGCACAGCTCCTCAGATAAGAGGAGTAATGGAACAATTAGGCACTGATGTAACAGGACAAGGTTTTGGTAAATCACTAGCAGGCGGTGGTATAGCTAAACTAGCTGGTGTAGATTCAGGACCTCCACCAGAATCTGGCCCTAACTCACAAGGGTTGCCAGGTCTGTTAAAACGTGTTAGAAACTTATAGGAGTATTAAATGGCAGAAATAGACAAAGGACTCCCGAACACTAGAAACAAAGAAGAGATCCCTTCACAAGAAGAGATTCAAGATGTTGCTGTTCAGGAACCAGTAGAAGACAAAGGACCGATCGAGGTCATACCAGAAGAAGACGGTGGTGTAACATTAGACTACGAACCAGGTGCAATTAATGTGCCAGGAACAGAAAATCATTTTGACAATTTAGCAGAACTTTTACCTGATGATGTTTTAGAACCTGTTGGTAATGACATGGTGCAAAACTACATGGACTATAAATCATCAAGAAAAGATTGGGAGGAATCTTATAAAACAGGTTTAGATCTTTTAGGATTTAAATATGAAAATAGAACAGAACCATTTCAAGGAGCAAGTGGTGCAACACACCCAGTTTTAGCTGAAGCAGTTACACAGTTTCAAGCGCAAGCCTATAAAGAATTATTACCAGCTGATGGTCCAGTAAGAACACAAGTAATAGGTATTAAAAATCCACAGACAGAGCAACAAGCTGTTCGTGTAAAAGATTACATGAATTATCTAATTATGGATGAGATGCAAGAGTATGAAGCAGAATTTGATTCTATGTTATTTCATCTACCACTTTCAGGATCAACATTTAAAAAAGTTTATTATGATGTACCAATGGGTAGAGTCGTATCAAAGTTTGTGCCAGCTGACGAATTAGTAGTTCCATATACAGCAACAAGTTTAGAGGATGCGGAATCAATAATACATGTAATTAAAATGTCAGAAAACGAATTACGTAAACAACAAGTAAATGGTTTCTATAGAGACGTAGAGCTTTCACCTCCAGGAAACGTAGAACAAAATTCTGTTGAGAAAAAAGAAAAAGAATTAGATGGCACTAAAAAAGTTGGTAAACAAGAAACTATGTATACTCTACTAGAGTGTCATGTAAATTTAGATTTAGATGGTTTTGAAGAAGTTGATTCACAAAATGAACCAACAGGAATAAAATTGCCCTACATAGTAACTGTAGAAGAAGGCAGCCGAGTAGTGCTCTCCATACGGAGAAACTATGCGCCCAATGATCTAAAGAAAAATTCTCTATCT